CCGCGAAGGTATTCGGTCAGGTAAGCACCTACCTGACCCGAGGAACCAAGAACCAAAATATTCATTCTTTCCAAGTAACGCTATGTTTACCACCAAAGTTTACCAGACCAGTGCCACTCATGTGACCGACCTCAGTAACATCGAGTTTCTCTTCAGGAATCTCATCCCACATGTCCTGAACTTCAGGCCAACCAGGACCAATATCATCCAGAAGCATGATACCTTTCCATCCCACTTCGTTGAGGAATTCCATCATCTCAACTTCCTGAACGCCATCATGAGGATCAACGTCAATCATAATGATTGAGATGTTCTTCCAATCCAGAGTATCATCCGAACGGAAGTCTTGAATCTTCCAAGTGATGTTATCTTTCTGAATCTGACTTGCACCCTGTTCCATCAGGTCATAACTAATGACTTGATTCTTTTCATTGTAGGAAAGGGCAAGTGCAGAACCACCAGTACGAGTACCTACATCAAGGATAGTGGTGTTATTAAATTGTTTGGACAACCAAGCATACAAACGATACTCACTCTGACCAGCAGAGAGCCAATCATTTGAATTGATAGAAATAGATTCCAGAGCAGAAACATCAAGTTTCCGAACTGCATCCTTATCAATTTTAATAGTTTTCTTTCTTACAGTTGTAGCACTAGACATTTACAAGTTCCTTTTCAGTTGTTTTACGAGATTCAATTTGAGCAGAGATCCACTCATAGGTTTTACGGATACCTTCCTCAAGGGTTTGAGAATAATCCCAACCAAGTTTCTCACGAACAAGGTCGTTGTTGGAATTACGTCCACGGACACCAAGTGGTGCGTCGAGTTTATGTCTCTTTTGTACCACTTTGCCAGAGACTTTTGCAGCAGTCTCTACAAGCTGATTGATGGTTACCATCTCTTCAGATCCAATGTTTACTGGACCTTGGAACTCAGACTGCATCAACCTCCAAGTCGCTTCGATGCATTCATCAATGAACAGGAAGGAACGAGTCTGTAAGCCATCTCCCCACACCTCGATTGATCCACCTGTGATCGGGAGGAGAGCGACTTTGCGGCAGATTGCAGCTGGTGCTTTCTCTCTTCCACCGTCCCAGGTTCCCTCAGGACCAAAGATGTTGTGATAGCGAGCGACCCTAACAGGAATACCGTAATTACGGGAGTAAGTAAGATAGAGTCTCTCGGAGAATAATTTTTCCCACCCGTATTCAGAGTCGGGATTGGCGGGATATGCGGAGGATTCACGGCAATCAGGGTTGTCAGGATCTAATTGATTATGTTCTGGGTACATACAAGCAGAAGAACTATAGAAGATCTTCGTAGTATTCTTACCCATTCTATCATTATATTTCTGCACACAATCGAGAAGATTCAAATTGATAGATGCAGAGTTGTGCATGATGTCAGCATCATTTTCACCAGTAAAGATGAAACCTGCGCCTCCCATATCAGCAGCAAACTGATAGATCTCATCAAAAGGTTCGGTAAACTTCTCTTCAATACTATTATAGTAATTGCCAAGAACTCCTGCGAAGCGGATGCACCTCCTTACAGTTCCATAGTCTCTAAGATCAGCGACGATAAATTCGTCTGCTTCAGTCTTAGAAAACTCAGGTTCTTTGAGGTCTACACCACGCACCCAGTAACCTTCGGTCTTAAGTCTCTTAACCATGTGACTTCCAATAAAGCCACCCGCACCGAGAACCAGTGCAGTTTTTTGTCTTTCAGCCATAAGTGTTTGGATAGTGTAGCAGTTTATTTAGTATATCATTTAGACTGTATTTTGTCTAAAAATGGTGTGGGATTCCACCCCATTTCCCTTAGTACAACTGGGTTTGCTTTCAGAATATCTGGTTCTTTAGGAGTCCACTCTTGAATAGGAAGTTCGTTCTCACCAATCAAAGCATTTGCGAATTCCAACACAGATGTAGCTACTCCCGTACCCACGTCTACTACACCAGTATAGTCTGAATAGATTAATTTTTCAATAGCACTACAAACATCTTCAACGTGAACCCAATCTCTTTTGTGTCGTGTTAGATATCTTGCCGTTCCTTCTTGCAACATTCTATAGAGCATATCATCTCTACTTCCTTCCTCTGCCCATACGTTAAAGAACCTCATACCCACACTATTAGGTGGTGCCATGACTTCATTGACCTTCTTGGTCATTACATATGGATTCCTCCACCACTCATAAACTCCTGCAGAACTGGCATACAATAGCCTGATTTCGTTCCTTCTACAGTAATCAAAGATAGGTTTAGTTTTTTCTACATTATTTTTCCAGAAAACTTCTGGTTTATCAATACTTTCTCTAAGTGCAGCAAATGCAGCAAGATGAACAACACAATCAAATGGTGGTGAGAATACTTTCTCGTACCTATCCCATTCACCAATGTCATCAGGAAAATCAAGCCCGTAAGTTTCGTGTCCTTTACGAGTCAAGGTTTCATAGACATGAGATCCAATAAAACCTTTATGTCCTGTGATTAAAATTTTCACTGACCAACCTCAGTTACCTTAGGATCTTCCTGAGAACCAGCAGTATTAGTGACTCGAAGTCCATTAACACCCTGCCACCATCCAGTGATGATGTATTTTCTACTCGCAGGAGGATTACCTCTATGTAGATGAGTAAAACTTGCAGGCCATATAACTACTCTACCTGCCTTGGGTTTCACTCTGATACCCTGATACAAATATTCTGTTTCCCCTGCATCAACATCGTTCAAATAAATCATCCACGCAAGAACTCTATCATGGACATTCCAATCAGTGTTCTCAGCGTGGAACATATGATAACCGCCACCTCTAGGTTCGGTAATTTGTAGAAGGGCAGCACTACTAACGTAGTTAAAACTAGAAAGATATGGAAAGGCAGAAATATAATTCAAAAGGCATGGTTCGAGTGCATTTGCATACAATGCACCCACAGCCGCATTATGAGAACTATCCAAAACAAGTTGTCTATCTTGGATACCAAAAGTATGTCTAGGAGAAACAAGGTGACTAGTGTCACCAATCTCCATCATTTTCTGACAAAAATCTTCAGGAACTACATTGTCGTAGATGCCAATGAAATCTGAGATTGTCACATTTAGATCGGAATCAGGTTCCAGATCCATTATTTCTTTGTCCATAAAATCCTTTTGCTCGCCACCTTATTTTAGGAATAAGGAAACCCGAGGGGTCGTAAGACCATCCCGACCAGGGCTGTTAGAGTCCTTCCGTGACTAAAATTTCAGGTGTAGATAATTGGTCCCGTAACCATATCTATCAGCGTATTGTTTAGTAGAATGTTTTTCACCAAATTCACCATCTAACATAAAGTTAAATGCAATACTATATCTTACAGGTCCATCTGATTTTGTGTTAATCGGATTGACCATGTGGCTCAGATGTGAAGGGAAAAGATACAACGTTCCTTCGTCAGGTGCGAATTGTTTCGCACAAGTATTGATGTCAGTAACATCGGAGATGTTTATTTCCCAATCATCTGTGCTCCAAGTGGGTCCACTTCTGAAGAATTGAATTTCCCCACCCTCATTTGGATCATTTACACGGGGATAAAATACCCCACTAAACAAAGCATTAGAATGCCAATGCTTAACAGCATAACACTGATCCTGATACCTATTACACCAAGAGGTGACACAATGTATCTTATGAATATTTCGGTCGATACTCAATACATCGTATAGGTAGACTTCTACTTCCTTCATAATCATGTCTCGGACTTTTTCCATGCCTGGAACATCCAAAACACTTTTAATTTGTGTCACAGATCCATTGGATCTGCCCAACTGATCAACATCCTGTCTCCATTCAAGTTCATCTAAGATGTTAACCATCTCAAAGAACTCTTTTGGCCTGAAAGGAAGTTGTGCCTCGTATAGAGGGGTAGGAAATAGTAAATGTAATTGCGCCATAGCTCCACCAGGGTTTTTAACGACTCTCCATGTCGTACACGTCACCCTTCACATAACAAGGAACGCCAGCTGGATCAAGCCATTTTGTGTACTCGAAGTCTTCAATAGCATAGTCCAGTTGAATACCATTGTCAAGAAGATACATGTCTTTGTACCTCCTAGTCCACTCATCGAACTTTTGAATTCGATAATCTGGCATTCCGTTGATTTCAAGAGTACCGCATTGAACGTAACGGTACGGATAACGTTCGAGAATTACATCCATTGTATTCAGTTTTAGGCTACTTCCACGCCTTCGAGATCGCGAACAAGGCAATCAAGAAGGATCTCATAATCATCTAGAGGTTCTCCTGAAAATTCATAACCTTCGTTTTGATAATAGCGAACTACTTTTTTATACAATTTAGGGTTCTTTACATCCAAATAAATTTCCCCAGTAGCAGCAAGACGAAGAGTTTCGATTTCTTTCTTGAACTTAGTAGTGACGGACATTTTCCCGTGAATGTTTACTGTTGAATTATAGGGGATAACCCTTATGAAGTCAACTCCCCTCTGAGTGATTGGTGTAGAGTTCTTCCCAATCGGCTTGGTCATCGTGGTCTAATTTTTCATCTTCCGCAACAGCAGAATAAGGTTCAATCACTCCCCTCTTTTGAAGAGGATCAACAAGTTCA